TGGCTGACTGAGCGCGGGGTCGCGTTCCGGCGGCAGGTCGCGGTCGGCGGATACGTAGCGGACCTTGCGGTAGGTCAGGTTCTGGTCGAGGTTACGACGGGTTGGGCCCGCAAGAAGAACTGGCAGCCACGCTTTGCCTGCTTCTTCGATGCGGGTTGGCATCTGTACGTCGTCTGGCACGACACCCGCGTACCCCTGCTGCCGGTCGTGGCTGATGACCTGGTCGCCTACTGCCAGGTTCTTCAACGCGATCCACCCGTGCGGAGTCAGCACCGGGTGATCTGGCGTTCCCGTCAGATCCTTTCCGCTGGCGGTGACGATGCGCACTACGTTGCCGGTGTACTCCGATCGAGCACGCCCCGTGGGCGCTGGCCCCTCTACAACGGTTCCGGGGACCAGGCATAGCTTGCACTCTTGCGGGGCGTCGGAGACGATGACCAGGTCCAGGCCAGCCTCGGCGAGCCGGTCCAGGTGGGCTTCAACGGCGGCCTGGGCGACGACGGTCCTGCTGGCCATGTCGACGTACGACTCCAGCGCCCAGGCCCGGCCGGACCGGTCGACGAACCCGGTCACACCTCGGCGGAGAAAGTCCTCCCATATGCGCTGTGCGGCCTGCCGGCGGGTGCGCACACCGAGGGCGATGTCGCCGGCGGCCAGGGAGGTGATCTGCCGGTAGACGTCCACCGGCCAGCGGGTGATCCGCAGGTGGGTGCCGGACAGGCGGGTGGCGAGGCTGCCGGCCAGCCGCTGCACCGCTTCGGCGCCGGGTAGCGCCAGACGGGCCTCAGCGGCCTGCGCGGCGGTGAGGTGCCCCAGCCGGGCCAGCTCGGACAGCGCCTCCGTGCCGCCACGCTGGGCGGCCAGGAGCAGCATCTGCTCGGTGGACGGGGCGAGCTGGGTGGCCAGGTGCCCGCGGACCCGTTCCGCGGCGATGCGGAGCCGCTCAGCGGCCAGCAGCCGCCGCTGGGCGCCGCTGGGGGTGGCGACCTGGTCGAGGGTCTGGTCCAGTTGCTTGGAGGCCTGGACGGCGAGCTGTTCGGCGGCTCCGCCGTACAGGTCGACCAGGTTCTGGGTGAGGCGGATCGCCAGGTCGGGGTCGGACGGGTCGATGGTGCGGGAGACCGGCATCGGCTACTCCCCGCCCGGGCCTCCTGTGAAGGTGTCCGGGTCTTCGACGGATCGGCCCAGCTCGCCGGCGATCCGCTGCACCTCTTCGGCGACCTTGGGGTCGTCCCAGTCGGGGTGCAGCCGCCGCACTTTCTGCTCGGTGGAAATCGCCTCGGCCTCGTGCAGCGTCTGCAGGGTGCGGGCCTCGGCCTCGGGGTCGACTGAGACGGCGTCGGCGAACTCGACAGCGGGGCGGGCGGGCACCACCTGCGAGCCGAACACGACCTGGTCGACCGCTAGCAGGGCGTGCAGCAGTTCGGCCAACGCGGGCCGCCAGTAGCGGATCTTCCGGTCGCGGGTGATCAGGCTGCGGCGTTCCCGGGCGGCCACCTCGGTGGCGGTCGCGGCCACCTCCCCGGTCAGCCCGAACGTCTGCGCGGAGTAGCCGGCCGAGTTCACGATCTGGGTCTTCAGCTCGGTCACCGACTGGCTGTGCTGCTCCACCCGGATCTCAAACTGGACCTCTTTGATCTCCAGGCCCTTTTCGTCACCACCCAGGGTGTTGACCGGCTCGTACACCTCCTGGTCGAGGTCGACTGTGGCGCCGCGGCCCGGGCCCTGATTTTGCATGTACGCGCGGGGGACGATGATCCGCGACTTGCCCAGCTCGATGTCACGCATCCACGATGACCAGGTCTGGTCGAGAGCGTCCATAAGCGGCTCGACGCCGGCGTAGTCGGAGCGGCCCAGCGGCGCGGCGTACAGCTGGCCCCGCCATACCCGGTTCGGGCGCATGTTCGGGACGTAGACGGCGGTCAGGCCAGTGTGGCCGGTGGGGATGGCCTGGTCCGCGTCGACCACCGCGGCGAGGGCGGCGGTGTCGGGCTGGTCGGCCAGCGGCACCGGTGTGCCGAGCTCGTCGGCCTCACCTTGGTAGAGGCCGTGGAGGATCCGGCCCGGCTCGTGGTGTTCAAGGTGCCGCCACACCATCCGGCCGCGGGTCGCCACCACCCGCCAGAACGTGACCGCGACCAGGCGGCCCTGCCGCCACTCCGGCACGGCGGCGTCGGGGTGCACGGCGGAGGGCCAGGGCCGGTCCCGCAGGCCGGTGTCCCACAGGACCCGCAGGTACACGCCACCCAGCGCGGCCGCGAGTTCAGCGGCCTCCAGGAGGGTCGCGTGGACCCCGTCGTCGACCAGCTCACCGAGCCGGGTCTGGGTGGGTTCGTCGCCGACGGTGATCGTCGGCGGTTCGGAGAACAGCAGGTCGGCGCTGGCGGCGGCGATGTCACCGGCGACCGGGACGTGGAGGCGTTGGCGGGGTTGGCCGGTGGGGTTGCGGGTGCCCCAGAACCAGCGGCGGACCGCGTCGACGACCTTGCGGACTCCGGGCTTGAACCCGCCGGTGTCGCTCGCGAAGAACTCGGCGCCGGCGCCGGTGGCCTGCTCGCCGCCGTAGACGGCCTGCAGCTGCTCGGCGTCGCCGGAATACCAGGCGGCCCAGGTGGCCAGCTGCCGGTTGATGCCCTGGCAGTGCGGGGGTGGCCAGGGCACCTTCCCGCCGGCGGGTAGCGGCATGGCTGCCTCCCGGCGGGTGGGAAAGGTTGACCGGCCACTATGGCCGGTTAGATGCGGGCTGCGCGGGCAGTGTCAATGACCGAGTCGACGCGGGACTGCTCGTGCTTTAGCCACTCGCGTAGCACCTGCACCTCCCGACCCAGGTGTGACTGTGCGGCGGCGTGCGCGACCAGCGCCTCCCACGCGTCGCGGGGGATGGTCAGCCCGGCGCCGTCCGGCGTTTCCGCACCTTGCTCGACGCGGGTGGTGGTGCCGTCGCTGTTCACGATCTCGATTTCGCCGTCGGGGCCGATGCGCCGGTACAGGTAGACGCGGGTCACACCGAACGCGGTCATCGGGTGCTCGACGTGGGCGCGCCATTCGTTGCCCAGGTTCATGGTTGTCCTCACGCGGCTAGTCGGTCAGGGCGAGGGGCTGGCGGAGCTGCCCGCGCCACACGGAGCGGGTGGTGTGCACCGCGTACCGGGCGGCGTCGATGCCGTGGTCGGCGACCTTGATCGGCTCGTCGAGGCCCTTGGCGGCGGCTTTGTCGTCCCAGGAGTAGCCGGGCAGCTCATCGCGGAGGTGCTTCAGGCTGGTGTGGATGCGCAGCAGGTCCAGGGCGAACAGGCTGGACAGGGTTCGGATGCCGTCCAGCACCGAGTTGTCGCCGAGCCGGGCGGTGATGCCGTCCCGGTACAGCTGGATCCGGTACGAGGCGGCCGAGGGGTCGACCACGGTGTGCTCGGGCTGCACGCCGCGGAGGGTGGTGGTCGGGATCGGCACGGTCGTGAGCCAGTCCCGGACCGCCACGCTGTACTCCACGTCGGTCATCTGCCTCCGGGCGAGTTTGGAGTCGTGGCGCCATTCGCGGGTCAGGTACAGCGCCCCGTCGACCCCCAGGCCGAGGACCACCGCGTGGAAGGGGTTGGTGGTGCCGTAGTCGACGCCCAGCGCGATCCAGCGGGTGATGACGGGCAGCTCGGTGACGACGTGGCGGTCTTCGTCCCACATGTCGAACACGGCACCCTCGGCGAGCACCCAGAGGCCGAGGATGAACCGCTTGTACCACAGGCCGACGTACTCGCGTTTGATGGCGGCGACGTAGGCCGGGTCGAGGCCGGGGTTGTCGTCCAGTGTGAAGTGCCAGTGGCGGATGCCGAGCGCCGCGGTGCGGAGCAGGAACCGCCGGCGGAGCCAGTGGGTTGGGTTGTCCGGGTTGCTGGTGCCGAACAGTTTCGCACCCGGCACCGACATACGCCCGAGCAGCTGGTCGAAGAACGCCTCGGGCAGCAGGGACAGTTCGTCACCGTAGGCGCCGGCGCAGGTCATGCCCCGGAGCCGGCCTTCGGCGCGGGCGTCGTTGGCGGTTATGACCTCGACCTGCCGGCCAAGGATGGTGCCGGTGGGGGCGCCGCGGGTCCAGCGGACCAGGGAGGCGGCGGGGCCGGTGATGCTGGGGTCCATGAGCGGCGTGAAGACGTTGCGGGAGACCGTGTCGACGGTCTTGCCGGTGACGACGAGCTGCCCGCCGAGGGGGGCGGAGGCGACGTAGATGAGCCATCGGAGCAGGCTGGCGACGGTCTTGCCGGAGCGGATGCTGCCCGTCCAGATGTTCAAGCGCGCCGTTGAATGGGCGATGCTGCGCTCTTGCTTCTCGGAGAGCCGCAGCTCTGCCATCAGGCGCCGGCGCGTTCCCGGCGGAGCTGGCGGGCGAGGGCGCGGCGGCCGGCCCGGTTCAGGCCCGTCTCGCTGAGCCGGACCGGCTCGCCGGCGCCGTCGTACTTCACCACCGGATCAGGTCGGCTCAGCCGGATCGGCGGGTCGCGGTGGATCCGGTCGCGAAGAGGACGGTGGTCCGGGTGCTCGCAGCCGGGGTCCTCGCACCTGCTCACGGTCAGACCCGCGGCGGCCAGCACCAGGTCCCGGGCGGGATCGTGCCGGCCGTGGGTGGGTGGGTGTCCGCAGCCTCGCCGCGGGGCACGTTGTACTCCGCGAAGCCGCCCAGCGCGCCCGGGGTGAACACCCACAGGTGCACGTGCTCCGGGCTGTCCAGGCCCGGCACCTCACCGGACTGCACGCCGCGCGGGTCGAGGCTGGCCAGGGTGGCGGTGACGATAGCGGCGCGCGGGGCCAGGAGGCCTTGCTTGCCGCGGTAGTGGACGATGCGGCCGAGGGTGGGCTTCTGAGACATCAGGACTCCAAGGTCGGGACGTTGTGGGACGTTTGCAAGGCCGGCTCGGTGAACGTCCCGAACACCGAGCCGGCCTTGGTCAAGGAGTGGTTACAGGGGGAAGTTCGGAGGGGAGAGTGGTGGCGGCCCGCAGCAGCCCTCAAAGGGGGGTTGCGGGGGAGGAGGGGGGCCGGGGGCCGCCGGACTGTGGGGGGGTGCGGCTTACC